CATTTATAACCTTTATTTTAGGAAATGGTTTAATATTCATACCATTGTCCATCATGTATTTAGTTAAAGATACGACCCCTTTCTTGAGATTCCAACCATTTTCGTGGTTTTCTTTTGAAGGATTATTGTCATATCCGCATTTATGGCAAATATATGTATCATCTCCACCATCTTCAATAGGCCAATGCCAACCACAATTGTCACAAACTACTTCATCTCCAACTATTGCTTCTTGAACTGGATTGTCTAATAAGTATTTTAATTGAGCAATAACATTAGATGGATTATCGTATAATATTCCAATACCACCTGCTTTTTGAAATGCTCTAATATTTTCTGGTTTATCGTCAATTAAAATAGTATTTGGACGAGCAAACGCTGCTTTTTGGCTTCCGCTTTTTGTCCAATTTGTTTTAATATTTCCAATATTATTTTTTAACCAATCTTCTTTACCTAAAATTGGAGCGTTATAAAAACGTTCTCCCGTTTCAGATTGTTTTGCTTTAGATAATTCAGGTACCGCTGATAGTATTTCTACTTTGTCAAAATTATTTTTAACAAAATCTACCATTTCTTCGGCACCAGGTAACCATTTAGCACTAGACCAAAATTCTAAATTGTCGACAGTATCAGATGCCTTAATAGGACGTTTTTCGCCTGTTTCAGGATCATCTATTATCATCGACTTTAAACGTTCAGAATAATTGGTTAATGTATCATCTATATCTAAGTAAATAGTATATTCTTGATTCTTTTGTTCTAAAAGATCCTTAATTAATTCTTGAACGAGTTGATTCATTATTTTAGTTTCTGGATTAATTCTTTAGCTTTAGATTTTTTATCTTCGATATCTTTTTTAGTTGATCTATATTCTTCCATTGAAGTTTTAAGTTTCTCTAAATTTGTATCACGTGCTTTTAAAAGTTCAGTTGCTTTTACACTTGCGTCTGATTTATTTTTATATAAACCTACAACGTCGTATGTTTTTAAATTGCCTTTTATTTGATCTGTGAAACGAAGTACATCAGATTGGAATAAAATATCAGCTTTTGTAGAATCAAATTCTGGTTTTTTTACAACAAAAAATGTACCTATTTGATCATCTAATTCAGGATGTTTTTCTACTTCCGTTAATTCGCCTATTTCAGCGGATTCTTTTAATAAATCTAATAATGATGTTCTCATGATAAGAATTGTTTAATTTTTGATTGTGCTTCTTTTGCAGAAACAGATGAATTGATTATATTTTGAGTTTGATCTGAATTTAGGAAAGTTTGCATATCAGCGTTTAATTTAGCTGATTGTTCTTTTGATTTTGCTTTTTCCTTATCGGTTTTCGGTTTAGCGTCTTTTGGAATAAACGGATATATATATTTTTGTAATATCGCTTCAATATCCTTTAAAGTCTCATCCTTACCTACATTTGATACCGATACAAAATTATCACCGAATAATTGTTGATATGTTTCGAAGTTTTTAGCTACGCTTAACCATGTACTTAATACGGCTCCAGGGTATAAACTTCTGTCTTCGCCTTTAGATTTTTCAAATCGTTTTTCGTTACGTTCTAATGATGTTTCTAGGTCAGTATAAACATATAACATCATCACATCGTAACCAGCGTCTTCAAGTTGTTTTTTAAGTTCAACTGTATTTTTAAATGATGCTGAAGTACCGTCTAATATAAAAGAATCCCCATTTGCTATCGCATTAGGGATTAATTCTGTTTTTAAATTTTTAGTTGCAGCGGCCATTGCGGTAGCAAATTTACTGCGGTCTTCTGCGTTGGCTGCTTTTTGGTTTAGAGTAAAACCTTGTTGTTTAGATAAAGCGGCAATTGTATCGTCTAGATTAAATACTTTTAAGTTGCTTAGATTTAAACCACCAAGCACTGTACCCTTACCGGCACCTGGAGCGCCTGCAAGGATAATTGCTTTAGGTGAATTAGTCGCCTCTTTCAATATTTGTAATAATTTAATCATCAAGCAGAATGTTATCTATAAATATTGAAGGAATATGGATAATTTATTTTTTCTTCTTGGTTGACTTTTTTGTTTCCTCAACAAGAAGCGCAGGTTTTCCAATAGCTATTTTAATTGTTGTAGGTAAAGTCTCAGTTGCAGGTTTAGAATCCGGGTTTTCCATACGGTATATATCGTATATCTTTGTAAACATACTAAAATGTTTTTCAATTTCCCCGATTTGTTTTAACTGCCATCCGTTACCTTGAATTTTATCTTTTGAAGGACCACGTGTAGATGATTTTAACCATACTATACCTGTGTCTACTACTTTTTCATTGTGTGTTTCATTCCAAGCCTGAGCGTATGCTGCTAACTGTAAATTATATGAGCTATGGATTGAATTAGATGTTTTAATATCAAGTAAATGTAATTTTCCATCTATACGACAAATAATATCTGCTGTACCTGCGAATTCATATTCATCTGAGAATAAATGATATTCGGTTGATATAAGTTCAGGTTGAATTGTATTCCAAAAATCAGCAAAACGTAATATCATTCTCCAAACATCTAGATTATATAAAGCGTTTCCGTCTTTATCTATCCAGGTTATTTCGTTTCCTTCAAGGAAACTTTCAATTGCGTTGTGTACTTGTGTACCTTCCCAAGCTGCTTTTTGAGCGATAATATCACTGTTGTGTCCTACGTCTTTTAACCAACTATGAAAATATTGGTTTTTAGGAAAATAATTTAAGATACTTGATACAGATGGGTAATATTTTTCATTACGTCTATAAAATCTTTTATCTAATACGTTTACTTGTTTATTGTCATTACTGTATTCTACAATTCTTTTAATTTTAGGATCGCGGATAATGTTTGAATGTTTATCAATCATAACATGAGTTTTTTAGCTAACAAGTCTGAAAAATTTAAAGAATCAGTTTCTTGTATAACATTGGTGAATTGTTTAAATCCCATTTCAGATGGGTCTTTGTCTTGCATATCAACTAGATATACTTCTTTGCCTTCATTCATAAGTTGTTGGCAAAAATTTAATGCTTGTTTTTGAGCATCTTTATCTAAAGCAATGTATATTTTAGAAACAGACGACATAACAATTTTCTTCATTAAACTGGATTGTATGTTTTTACCTAATAAAGGTATAACATTACGTTTAATAGCAATAGCATCAAACGGTCCTTCACATAACACTAATGGTAAATCCCAATTTATAAAGAATTCAAACGGAATAATGTTACGAGAAGAATTTGGGTTTTTATATTTAATTGGATTTGTTTTTTCGAAACTGCGAGCTGTAAAATAATTTAAGTTACCATTATCATCATATGATGGTATTATTATACGATTGGCATATACTCCTTTTTCACAATATCCTAGATTATATTTTATTATATCACATTCACTAATATTTCGTTTTTTCAAATAAGCCATAGCATGTTTAGCCATAATTGACTTAGGTGGATTAACTAGTGAAATATATTCTTTAGGTAGACTAATTTTTTCAGTTGATGATATTACGTTATAGTCCGTATCTGATTTTAGATATGTTTTTAACTCTAATATTTTTTCAGGTGGTGTGTCTATTAATTTAAATAGTTGAACCAATTTTTTACCTTTCTTATCACAAGCCCAACAATGCCAAGCGTTTTCACCTTTAGCATTTTCAGTAAAATTGATTTCTAGTTTCGGTTTATGGTGTTTACAGAAAGGGCAAGTATAAGCATAGTTGTTTCGAGCAGTGGATTTACCACTACCTAACACCGAGTTTGTAATTGCAATTAAAGCTTGATTGACCATAACCATTAATATACGACCTTATTCTTGGGGAACCAAATCTTTTGGGAAGAATTTTCCTAATATATTACTGTTAACCCATACTTTATCATCGGCTAACACGTTGTAATCAAATAGGTATTTGGTCTCATAATAAGTTAATTCTTTCGACGACTTACATAAACATAATACGACACGAGTGAGTTTATCAGTAGGCGTTGTTTTAGCCCATTGTTTAACTTCATCCGCTGAGCCATAATATGTTTTCCAATCGGATTCTTTAACTACTTTCTTTTTAGATGGAACGCGACCACGTTGAGTTGGTAAAGCGGCTAATTCCTTTTTACCTAATTTTTTATTTGTAGTATGTCTAAATATTTTTTTGCCTATATACTGGCGACCTGTTTCTAAATTAGTTGTCAGGTAAACGTAACCATAATAGTCATCTGTGTTGAATGTTGGATCATTTATA